AAAGAAGATTACTACCCTTAAGGTAGTATCGGAGTGTTCCACCGATTACAGAACTCCGAGGTATAAGAGTACTTATACTTAAGACGAGTTTTAGTTTGTCTAACTTAGTCTAGATAAAAAGGAACAGTGTAAATCATGAAAAGAACATTAGGGAAGATGATAGACGAAAGTCTAAAAAAAGAAATCATTAATGACATCAAAAATGATGTCGATATTGTTTGGGGGCTTAAAGAGTGTGGCTCAGACTATAATGAAATAATAAGAAATCTATTCTTCGATGAGAATGACGATGTGATTATCGTCACTCCTTATGGAAATATGTTGTTCGATAATGAGAATATGGAAATTAAAATCGGTGACTTTAGTATAAAAATAGAAGCTGAAAAGATTTCTATATTAGAAAATGATTTAAATCTAAAATTTACTAAGATAGATGAATGGCAAATGTTAATGGTAGGTGGATTGGGGATCCATTTTAAAACCATAAAATTTGGTCGAATCCTAATTTTTATCAACTAATTTCTCCTGAACGTGGCACTGAGCTTCTTAAAATTTCAAAACAAAATATAATACTATATTCTTAAATAGAATAGAGGCACGTAATTCTTTCTGAACTTAGTCGAGGCTAAGGCTCAGTTGTGTCTTAGGGGACGCCAGGAGGCGTGATTGCTTTTTTAGCAACGTAGAGAGCCTGATCAGCTTTCTTCCCCTATTTTTTTGAAATAAATTAAAAAAAAATATAAGGAGGCGAGTATGAACTCACAAAAAACTATTAGTTTGGAAGAGGGGGGCCTCTTCTTTGCACTCTTAAAAGAGTGCAAAAAAATTAAAGATGAAGTTTCCATCGAAACAGATTTCGATGGTAACCCCATCATAATAACCCCCCTAGAATTAGGGGGGGAAGTCATTGGTGAATTGTCAGAAATGGCAATTCACAGTGACGGATCATTTGATAAGGAGCAGTGGATAACACTCTTCCTCGGATGATCCAGCGTCCTGAGCAAGACGTTAAACTGCTCGCCCCATCTTCCCATGTGGAAAGATAGGGCAAACGTTTATTTTTTTGTAATACTTGGTAAATGTTTGCTTAAGTAACGGTTTATAGCTACTCTATCAAAATAATACTCTTTCTGTATATTATATGTTAAATTCTCTACTTGCATTTTATTGATGAGCTGTGTCCAATCTAAGATATCATCTATATATACCACTTCATTTTTTTTAATTTTATAACGTTTCATTAATGGTACAATTAATCTATGTACTAACTGTTCATATAGACGAGTATCCATACGTTCTAAAGTAAAGTCTTCAGCAACCCCAATTACTATAGATTCTCTATAGCGATCTGGTATGAGTTTTGCATTGACTAAATCTTTAACAAAATATGACGGAACATGTTCAGGAGCTGCTACGTAAATTACATAATCATCTAAGACTTGTTCAATCATATAATGTATTGGTAACTGTCTTTTAGAATTCACACGGTAGAACCAACGTTGCCAGCGGTGCCAAGAATAGTTAGCTGTACCAATTAATAGAATTGGGTCAATGGAATATTGTGTTTCATGTAAATTTTTCATTTGTGTTAAAATTATATATCGAGACTTAGCTCGTTCTTCTGTTAATTTTCGAATTTGGTACATTAGTGTTCTCCAGGTCCACCAGGACTATATGTAGAGAAATTTTCATTTAACCAATTAATGAACCAAGTTTTTCCACTTTCAGAACCTAGAAAGTTTTCAAATATATTTTTAAAAATATTAGGGTGATTATTTAAGAAAACTTCTAAGTACTGTTCTAAGTATTGAGCAAAGAAAAAATCTAATAGGTTAGAATAACCCTCTATAGTTTTTTCGTTAACATCCTTAGCATCATTAATAACTTTCTTATAATTTTTTTTAGAGATTATATGGTGTTTATTTTTTCCAACTTTTACTGGGGACATTTTTAAAGCTTGTTGTACATTAGAATATGTAATCGGGTCTAATGATTCTTCTAATTCAGATACGATTTCTGTACCTTCTCGATTTTTTCTATCTTCGACATTCGAGAAATTAAATTTTCCAGAATCTTCAAAAGCTTGTCTTAAATCATTTAAAAATTGTTCCATGTTTTCTATATAGTGGCTCATTTTCACCTCATTCCATTAAATTTTTTTTTGATAACATAGTAGGTGGTGGTGGGATAACTGGAGGAGCAGTCATGAATACTGGAGCGTTAGCGGGATGTACATGAGTTGTTAACCAAGTTAATAGTGGTATAGAAAGAATAGCAGGTTGTGAAGCTCCTTTACCATGTTTTATAATAGCCCCCTCAACTTCAGTTGCCACTCCTTTTAAATTTAGCATAGTATCGGCTTTAATCTCTACAGCCCCACCTTTAACATCAATTTTTCCTGCGGCACTTATACTGGCATTAGTTAAAGCTTTAACTTCAGCAGTAGCTGCTTCTACTTTAACTTTTCCCAATCCAGATTTTATATTTATATCCCCCATAGGTAATTCAAGTGTCATTTCTCCTGCAGCATTAGTCTTCACTGTTAACTTCATACCACCTGCAGGATTTAATCCTTTCAGTTCAATATTCAACGTGGATTCTGTACCACTCTCAATTAACTCAATTACATTTTGTCCACCCATGACAGGTAGAGCAGTATTCTTATCCCCCATACTTTGTTTTACAGATTCTAAACGTATAGAAGAAGTATCAGCGGTACTATCTATTGAAACTTGATGACCACGTTCAAATAATGGTGGAAGTCCTAAAATATTAAAAGGATCTCCAGGATTTGGGGTCTTTATATTAGTTCCAAATACTAACTTTTGATTAATATCATCACCTGATAATTTAATATGACTATTAGCTTGGTCATTATTTAAACTGAGTTCCATAGAGCCTTTATTGTCTTCTAATTTAGTTTTTAACTCAATGACACTCATATCATCTTCTTTATTAGGGAAGTTTTTTTCTAGTCTAAGTTCATATCCAGCCTTATTATCTTCAGTTTGTATTCTAAATTTAACATTTGAGAATTTTTCATCAGAACGACTACTATAGATCTTAAGTAAGTTTATAGAATTACTGAAAACATCTTTAGTAGTTGTAATGGTGCTTTTTAATTTTTTCTTAATGTACTCTAAAGTTTTTTCTAAAAAAAATCTTTCAGAAGTTATAGTAGTGGTATCTTCTAACTCTCCACTAGTTTCATCTTCAATAGGTTCCTTTAAAGAAAAGTTTTTATTTAAGATTATTTCTTCACTATTTATAGAATCTGAAACTTCATAAGATCTAGAAACCCCATTATGTAAATTAGTAAAATTAAGAGATGTGTTACTTTCAGCTCCTTCAGCAGTGGCTCTTAGACTACTGTTAGTAGTTGTATAAACATCTTCGATTTCATGTTTAACTAGATGGTCTATAGAACTTGTTTCATCTTTAGAAATCATCTTCGTGCTTGCAAAAATTTCAGAATTCTCTACTACAGAGTTTTCATAATTATTACCAAATCCTTGTTCAGCTAAAGACTTTTTATGAGTTTTAATTTCATAAGTAGCTTCTTTAAAAGTCACAGTCCTGAGATCCAACATTTCATATACCCCGTCTTTACGTTCAAGTTTTATATTTAAAAATGTTGGTTTCTTAGAAGATGATTTCCTACCTGTAAGTAAAGAGTTTTCATCTACAAATTCAATTGGTGCCCCAAATACAACTGATGATCCACTTTCAAAGATTAAGAAACATTCATTAGTTTCATCATTGAGATCAATACCTACTATGTTCCCGTTATGAAATTCTTGCATTTTAATATTTAATTTTTTATCAAGAGATTCAAAATTCTCAGAAATGTTCTCTGGTAGATTCATACCTACTATAGTTTGTTGTGTAAAAGGTAATGATAAATTTGGTATATAAAAACATTGTGTAGGGTCATTCTTCAAAAAAAATACTAAGACATATGCTCCTTCTCTAGGAACATCAAAGTTACCTGCAAAGGTCTGATATAACTTTTCATCATTTTTTGACTTACTAATAAAATGTGTAGGATAAGCCACTACCCAATTAGTAGAGCCTTTCATACCTACATTTATATTTTTATTTTCAGTTTCTTGATTTGAGGTAGACCCCATAAGATCTGAAATATGAACCCCAATTCTACCTTCTTTTCTATCATCTTTATTATTGACAACCTTGCCCCTAAAAAATGGACCAAGATTTTTTATTAATTCAACATTCATGATGTCGCCTCCATTCTGTATATTTATAAGTTTGTTTCGGCTTATAAAAAAAATAAAAAAAAATAAATCTATAAAAGTAAATGTAGGGTTTCACGTACCCTCACTGATTTACGTGTATAAACACTACAGACGTTATAGACCGCTCGATCTCTATCAGTTACCCGATAGGATCTTCTTCGAAGCGTTACCACCATTCATCCCTATAACGACGAACGGCTACCTTAATAAATAAGGCGCTTGATCAGGACTTTCCGTTAGTCCCCAACGGCTATAGGTATTAGTGCCATAGCCCACTCCTGTGATTTCACGCTTCACAGGCTGCGCTTGTAGGTCTCGTACTACAAGTTACGGGATAAGTTTTGTGTCATTCCAGGACAAAGACAAATCAAATATAGCCCGCTTGTCTTCCCGCAGTTACTCACGGGTCTATATATTGATTCATCTCATAATAATAATATATAATTATAAGTTCTTTCATTACGGTAAAACGTATAATAAGAGTTTCTATGTCCCCCCACAACTAATCTGCTAATATCTACCAATGTCCACCAATACAAAAAAAAAAAATAATTATATATATAGAAAGAAGAGATTAGGGGGCCGCTGGTTAATTACTCCTAAGCCGCTGGGTACCTCAGTCCATGAACCTTTTATTATGGGCTCATGACCCTCCACCATCATATATATGGCTTGGTCTCTTCTTTCCTTCGGGGATTACACGTACCCCTTCTGACCTTCTCGTCAGACGTATCGGACCTTCTCAACTATGAGATTACTCTACATAGCCTTTCTCTAAGCCTTTTTATCGACCTCCACGCCCGCATAGGTGAAGGTAAACCACTTTTATTCAAAGTGGCGCTTGATCGGTACGCCCAAGTACCATTACGGGTAATCCGTGAATTTCTTCACGGATATACATAATAATAATATATGTTCATAAACTCTTTCATTACGGTAATATAAAAAAAATAACGAGAGATAATCTCTCGTTATTTAAATTTATTTAACCAGATAACGCTATTAAACGTTATCTGGAATAAAAATTTGGTGGAGGTGTAGGGTACTGCCCCCTAGTCCTGCATATGGTCAAACAGATTAATTTGTTACATGCTTAGATTTTTATATATTTAGTTTGATAAGCTGTTTAAAAATCAACTTCAGCTTGATAAGAGTGACGTGCTGCTCATAACTACTTAGACTATTCTAGACAGTCTAATTTGTTGTATGATTATCCTACTATTTCTCTTCGGATAAAGTACCGTATCATAAATGACTTAGGTATTCCTATGCCCTCCCTTATAGGGTTTGTATATTATAGGGTCTTATAAGGCTTTAAACCCACCTGCCTATGGGCGAAAATGTTATTTAGTTTCGGTTAAATAACGTTCTCCACACTTAGAACGACACCAGAATAGCTTCTATGTGGACTCATTGGCTACCTGATGGCCCATTTCTGGGCTCTTATTTATGCTGCTGCGTGTAGTTTTTTGTATTTCTTATAAGGCTTAATACTCAGCCTGCATGTTAACCGATTCCCCCTATACACAGTCGAACCTAGTTCACCCCCGTATATATTTAAATTTTATCTTTTAAAAGATCTACCATCTCGTCAACCCTAATATCAGGGTTATCAAAAATCTTATCTAATTGGAATGAGATTAAATCTTTTATTAAGGTTGATGGCTTTAAGCCAAACATCTTCATCAAATCTTTACCATTTAGTAAAGGTTTAACTTTTCCATTATCTGTGATGGTAAATTTACCAAATTTTAAATCATCTAATAAATGATTTAAAGTGACTATATCAGCTCCTGGTGTAGATTTCGCTGCTTGAATTGATAGCGATAATGTATCAATACCAAACTCATCAACTAATCTACGCATCATGGAATCTGATACGTTATTAAGTTTATCTTTTATTTGGATTATATTTGAAATTAATTGTATTTGAACATTGGAAAATTTCAAATCACGCAATACCTTCTCAACATCATTATGTTTGTCTAACAGTACTGCTAATTTGATCTCCCAACACCCATTGTCATTTAAATTGAAACCATCGAAATTAGGAATGATAAACTCCATCATTCCTGTTTGAATTAGAGTCTCTAAAGCTTTAGAATTAGTTTTCAATAAAGCTATGAACTCGTCTCTAATTCTCTCCTTGGTTATCACTGACAATCTAGCTATGTTTTTCATCATAGCTAAATTAGTCTCACTTTCGATGTTAAAACCCAATCTTGCTGCAAATCTTACAGCTCGAAGGATTCTCACTGGATCATCCTTGAACTTTTGATCTGCATCAAGAGCCCTTATCATTCTACTCTGTATGTCATTCTGACCCCCAACAAGGTCTATAACCTCCCCAGTTGAGATATTTAACACTAGAGAATTGATCGTAAAATCCCTTCTCTTAATATCTTCAACTAGAGTTGTTTGAGACACTATTGGTAATCTTGATGCAGGATCATAGGTCTCTTTCCTTGTTGTGGTCACTTCAATTTCGAAGTTATTGATTGTGAATCTTGCTACCCCAAATTCTGGAAACGTAACAAGATTTTGTCCGCCCAATAGGGCTACTAGGTCGAGGGCATCATCGAATGAACCCTCAATAGTTAGGTCTATGTCATGGGGGTCATTGCCCATTAACATATCCCTAACAAATCCACCAACTATGAAAACTTTATTCTCAAAGTTGGTTTTTAAAAGTTTTTTTTGAATTTTAGAGATCACCTGTTTCATGGTGAACCCCCTTTCCTTTTTATTTCAAAAAAATTAAAGAAAAATACATCTTTAATTTTTGAGCAGTTTAACGTCTTGCTCAGGACATAAAGTTTATAACAACAAATTTTCATACCCCTCAACGAGGGTTAAAGTTACTTCTAACTCACCCCCGTTGATTCTTTCATAATGGATCCATCCAACTTGGATGGATCCATTTTTACGACCGTAGAGAGGTCTACGGTCGTATTCCCACCCCTCATCGGGGCGGGAATCTCTTATCCATTCCGCCTCGTTAGGCGAAATGGATAAATTTTTAATGAGAGGGATGAATAAATCATCCCCCTCTTTGATAATTATTGGATATCCTTTCATGATATCCTCCTTTTTAATTTTACTTCCTATTAATAATATCAAGTTATAAATCAGATTAAAATTTTTATATCATCAATTTCAATAAAAAAAAAAGAGGGAACAATTCCCTCTTTTAATACTTTAACTTCTAACACTGATAGTATTCTTATTATCAGTATCATAGTACTCTGGTTTATTCTCTCGGCTGGTTACTTCACCAAGAGCTTGTTCAATTTTTTCAATTTCGTCACAACCAGTACCAGTGTATCCATCGATATCGAATTTCACTTTTCCATTTTTATTAATGGTAATTTTTAATTTTTTCATTTTCCCTCCTATAAATAGCTACTTAAATCTTTAGCCTTTGAAATATTTTCTCGTTCATTAGTGTTTGCAGGTTTTGCAAACTGTAAGAAGTTTCGAAGTTTATCAATTTTCTCACCCATGATATCTTTCAAAGGTGTCATAGATTCTATAGCTGCATAGATATCATCATCTTTTATATCACGTCCATTATCAAAAGCTATTATCAAGGAATCTGTAATAGCTTGCTCAATTTCAGCACCAGTATAACCTTCGCTTTTTAAGCTTAAATTAGAAAGATTAAACTTAGCTGGATCCCTTTTAATCTTTAATAATAAAACTTTAAAGATTTGCTCTCGTTCAGTTTTATTAGGGAAATCTACAAAGAAGATTTCATCAAAACGACCTTTACGAATCATCTCAGGTGGAAGTTTTTCTACTTGGTTCGCAGTAGCTACTACAAACACTGGTTTGCGTTTTTCTTGCATCCAAGTTAATAATGTACCTAATACTCTTGTAGAAGTTCCAGAATCTCCAGACGTAGCATTTAAACCATCAAACCCTTTTTCAATTTCGTCTATCCATAAAACACATGGAGAAACAGCTTCAGCTACCTGTATAACTCTACGTGTGTTTTCTTCAGATTGTCCTACTAGTCCTCCAAATAGCTTACCCATATCAAGTCTTAATAGAGGAAATTTCCACAAGCTAGCCATAGCTTTCGATGCTAAAGATTTTCCAGTGCCTTGTACACCTGCTATCAACATACCCTTAGGAAATGGAATACCAAATTCAGCTGCAGTTTTACTAAATACTTTAGTTCTCAAAGTTGCCCAAGCTTTTAAGTTTTCCAACCCACCAATGTTATCCATAGTTTCTGTAGTAGGGAAGAATTCTAGAAATCCATCTTTTGAAATTATTTCTTTCTTAGCATCTAAGATGGTGTCTATGGCTTTATCATCTAAGGTACCATTTTTAAAGAGAATTTTATTTAGAATTAAAGCAGCTTGAGAAGTGTTTAATCCCAATAGATTAAAAGCAATTTTTTCTATTAGTTGATTAGATAGTTTAAACTCCTTTTTAAAGTTATCCCTGATTAAAGCTACTAATTCTTCTTCAGTAGGTAATCCGTGATTTAAAACACTAAAGAGTCCTTGTATGGAATTTGGTAAACGCATTGATGTAGATATCACTATAATTACATTTTTACCCTTGTCATTATTGTTAAAGTCCTTCATTATTCTTAAAACACGTTGCCCTAATCCATCGTTTTCCCCCATATAGAAGTTTCCATCTCTAATTATAAAAACTCCATCTTGTTTTTTATTTTTTTTATCTTGAGGGGAATAGTCTTCAAAATCATTCAAAGTTCTTTGATTAGTTTCACCATATACAAATGTCCCTAAATCCTTTATTAAGTCAGCTCTCGGTTGCCCTAAACTGAAATCTTTAATTTTATAATTACCAACCATTAAGTCTTTAATTTTCTTAGCCACTATTTCTTCTTCTGAAGTTTGTACCAAGATTAATTTATATCCACTTTTCAACATTAAGTGGAATTCATTCATTAAAACTTCTAATTGCATGTTTTCCTCGTTTTCTTATTTAATTTTTACTACAGGATGTCTATTGTAGTATTTTTCGTTATTTTTCAAATCTATAGCAGTTACCAGTAAAATTTGGTTTTCATCTATAGCGAATTCTAAATGTATTCTCTCTTCACCTCGCATACCTGGAGGTTGGAGTTTAATTTTCAATGGTTCTCCTAGATATGTGACTTTCTTATCTTTACCAATAGTTTCCCTCTCAAATTTCATTTTACCACTCTCATCAAAATTTATAGATGTAATCCTTTCTTCTTTAAAAAGATTAGATTGTATTTCCACAAATCTTAAGTCTATTTGATCTTGAAAGTTTTGTGAGGTTGCTATGGTTAAAACACGAACTCTCTCCATAGGAAATTTTGTTCCTTTTGGTACTATTGTTTCGTAATCGTGCATGTCTCTTTTTCTTACAAAATGTTCAATCGCATAATCATGATTAGAAAAATCTTCAACAATAAGGTCTGACAAGTAATAACAAGCTCCAGTCACTATACTAGTGAATACATTACCAGTACTCGAAATTTTTTCACGTGGAAAATTACGTTCAATGATTTCTTGGAAAAATCGATTTTGTGAAGAACCACCAACTAAAAGAACTTTTTCAATTCTACGTTTACCAGTTCCTCGTTCAGCTGCTAAATCTATAGCTAAATCTAAGGTGTCTTGAATCTTTCTTTCGAAATCTAATAGGTCTTTAATTATATTATTGAATTGATTTATGTTTATATCTTGGGAAATATTTTGAAAGTTAATTGTAGCGTTGTCTTCTTTTGATAGAGTTATCTTGACATGTTCTAAAGCATCTTGTAAGCCTGTTATATTTTCTAATTTATGTTTAGCCTTTACAACGTCGCTAAGTACTTTATCGATATCTTCCCCACCGAAATCTAAGCCAGCTTTACCAACTATAGCTACTTTAGAAGAATTTTCCTCTTCAATATTTGATACACGTACGATATTGATGTCTAGAGTACCACCGCCAAAATCTATAATACAATATGGGTAATCTGGTGAGATTACTACTTTATAACCTAAAGCTACTGCAGTTGGTTCATCGATAACTTTCCAGTTACTCAAGTTAAAATCTTGGGCAATTTCTCCTAGAAACATTCTAAATAAATCAAAACTCTCCACAGGAGCTGTCAAAGTGATGTTTCTTATTTGAGTTCTGGGAATTCTTTCTAAAGTTAAACGAATTACTTCATATAAGAAATCTTTAGCAGCTTGTCGCTCATCTAAAAGTTTTCCGTTAATTTTCCTACGTAAAGGTAAAAATTTTGAGAAATACATTTTCATTCTAGAGAATGTGCGAATTTCGTCAAAGTTTTTTCGAGCCTCTTCCCCGATGAGGATCTTACCTTTTTCTGTATATGTTATCATACTAGGTATTACAGAAAATTCCCCATATGATCTAGAGATATCTTTGAAGTCTAGAACCTCAATTTTTTCTGTAGTTTCATCGAATACCCCAACTAGAGTATTCGACGTTCCAAAATCTATTGCTATGTTTAAATTGTTTTTCACACATTACCAACCTATTCCAGAACGGATTTGATTTCCATTCTTATCTATAATTATTTCTATTTCAGGGATATCTTGTAAATCTTCAAATGTATACTTACGTTTACCCCCATACAGATAAATTTGATTATACGACGATATTAAAGGAACTTTTTCTTTAACTTTTTTAGTTTCGTCATATGAACCAACAACTGCTAGATCTATATATTTTGCTAAAAAAATCTTATGTTCACTAGTTAACTCTTCAAAATCCAAACCAGTAAATAACACATAAGTAGTTTCATATGGTAATTTAAGAATTAAATCTTCTAGTTCCTTCATTTGTAACAATGGTTCACCACCTGAAAAAGTTACATTCTTATCTTCTATTTTAGTTACAAGCTCATCGATGCTTATTGTTTCTCCACCTTCCAAGTCGTGAGATCCTTTATTAAAGCAACCTGGACAGCGTTTTTCACAACCTTGTAACCAAATAACAAAACGAGCTCCAGGGCCATTAGCCCTAGAGCTCTCTACTAAGGAGTTAATTCTCAAGCGTATTTTTGGGCAAGGATCTCAATTTGCCCAGTATCTATGTTATAATTTATATCGCTGACTGAGAAACCGAGTTCCTCAGCTTTTTCGATAGCGACTTCTTTGCTGTAATTCTGAACGAAATAATCTCTGATGTCTATTACGTTTGAGGATTGACTTCCCCAATTGAAATCAGCTGCCAGAGTATATTCACTTTCTCTTCTTACAACATCAACTTTTCCAAGATTACCTTCAGCGGCTACACCTTTTTTAGTAAGATGTGCCACGACTTCCCCATCATTACTAATCATGGTGAACCCGTATTCACCATTACTATTTTTAGCAACCTCTTCTAAAATTGCTAAACTCCTAATATTTGTCCTTACTTCACTGCGATGACTCATGCCATCCTCCTTTTCTTTTTTTTATTTTAAAATTTCTATTGATGTTGATGATTCATCACCAATATCTAGGATTTCTAACATATTTCTTGTATAGAAATATATTCTAGTGTAAATAAATTTAAGATTTTCATTAATATTCAAATCTTTCATAATTTCGATATCGAATAGATTGTAATTTCTCATATTCTTAATGAGTAATTTCATTAAGATATGGGTGTCAATTTTTAGAAGTTTACTATCATCTACTTTGAAGAATAAATCCATAGCCTTTCCAGTTAAATTAAATTCTTCTAAGTTAATTAAATGTGAGGCATTTAACTTTACAGTTTCGAAAATTTCAGCTATACCTGGTGTAGGGATTAACCCCCAGAACTCTGCTATTTCTATACACTCTCCATAATTTAATTTCTTGTCAATTGGTGCTCGTAGTTTAAGATTTAATGAATTTAATTGTTTTCTAGTTATTTCTCTAGAGCCTTTTAAGAATTTCTTAACTTCATGATATGATTTACTACGATCTTTTTTCTCTTCTTCTTTTTCACTTTCAAATAATAAGAATGTATGGTCATCTTGCATATGTTCTGTAAGAGTAGCTTCTGTAATCTTCACAGTTTTAGAAAATGGGTAATAATCATGATAATGATTTCTCACTTCATCACGAGTTTCCATATAATAGTGGATAAAGTAGTCAGGATTCTTTAATCTTCTTTTTGCTGTATTATGAAAAGCCACTAAAGATAAATAGAAATCCAATGTAATTCCTAACAGATCATTTTCATCAAAGAATAAGCCAAATCTTGGAGATTTTGAAAATAAATCTGTTGGTCTTGCTTCTATTTGTTTATTTAAAGAACTCATACCCCACTCTATAAACCCATTATATATCTCAGGTTGTAAGAAATACAGTCCTAAAGGAGAGCGTTTATAACTATTAATTTTTGTATCTAGAAATCCTCTTACAAAGTCCCTATCGCTAAACAAAGTCAATGATTCGAATTTCACATTATACTCGCTGTCAGTAGCTATATTCTTTAAAATTTCAAAAGCAGATTCAATTTCATACTTAGTATTAACTCTACGATTGTTAGTTAATTTTACATTTGGAATATCTTTTCCAAATATTTCATCTTCTCTAGTCAATATAAAAACAACTAAAGTTTGCATCAAATGTGGTTCCATTGCGAAAACCATGCCTGTAGCTAAAGTTATTCTTGGATCAACTGGAGTTCCTAATATTGTAAATAATCCTAAAAATTTTTCTACAGTGGCTATTAAATCATTATTAGCTTCTCTGTAAAAATTTAGGATTCTCAATGGAGCTTCTAACTCTGGAGCAATTTCCCAAAGCATCTCCATAGTGTCATCTGTAAATGGAGATTTTTCATTCTCTCGTACAATTTCTCTAACTGTACGCATGTAGTTATCTCTCAAATTGTAAGTTAGTTCAAGGACGTGCTGCCCTTGTAATATTTCTTTCATTTCCATAAATTACCGTCCATTTCTGTTATATTTCCTCTATCTTAACGAGTAATATATGTTTATTTTATTCATTAATAAATTTAGAAAGGGCTTCTTGTTCAGAAATTATCTCAATTCCAAGTTTAACAGCTTGTTTATTTTTAACTGTTCCACTATTAGGAAAATTTGTAATTAAGTAATCAGTCTTAGAAGAAATACTACCAGTTACACGATGCCCACGCTCCTCTAACATCCTTATAAAGTCATCTCTGTCTATAGATAAATCACCAGTAATAACAAACCTTAATGATGCTCCAGAACTTTTAATGGTATCTTTGAAATTAGTTACATTAAGAGTATCTAAAAGAAAGTTTATAACTTCTATATTATCTTCTAGACCTTGTACAAGACTAGCATGTGTTTTAACTGAATAACCTGAGAATTTAATTTTTTCAAAGAGATCTGAATCATTTCTAATTTTTAGTAAATCTTGTAGAGTGATACTCTTTAATAATTCTTTAGAACGTCTAGTACCTAATAAAGGTATACTCATACCTGCTAAAATTTGATAATCATAACATTCACGTTTATCATATATAGCAGATTTTATATTACTAATGGATTTCTCACCAAATCTTGGTAGTGATTTAGCTTGTTCATAAACATCTTCATTATAAAGATCTTGTATCGAACGTACTAAATTTTCAGCAAACAAGTATTCAAGTATATTCTCTTTCACACCTTTAATTTCCATAGAGTTAAGATAGTTAATTATATTACCAATAATTCTTCCTGGGCATTTTTCATTTATACATAGTGCATAAGTTTCATTTTCACTAAGATAAATTTGTTGTTCACAAATTGGGCAATTATTGATGAATTCTATAGGGGGGTTTTTACTTTTTTCAATGATATGTGATAAATAACTTAATACATCATTTCGATATTGAATTAATACTTTATCACCCACAGCTAATTTTAACTCATCGAATCTAAGATAATTAGCTATACTTACATTTTGTTGCACAGCTCCATAAAATTCTATAGGTTCAAAAGTAACTACTGGAGTAATTCTACCAGTCTTCCCATAATAGAAATTTATACCAGTTACTGTAGAGGGTTTCTCTAAATATGGAAATTTTAAAGCTGTGGAGAAATCTGGTGTAGACCCAGAGTATCCTAATTTACTTTGCATAAATTCTATAACTAACCCATCCATCATAAAATTACAATCATTAGAAATCCTAAATGCGTCATAATGATTGTAGATCTTTTCAATTTCTTTAGTAAGTTCATTTAAATTATAACCTAAGTTTGAAGATAATACAATATGTTGGAATTCTCCAACTTGTCTTGAATTTTCTTGCATACTTTTAAGCATAGATAACTGTACATTACGTTGTATAGGACGATCTAGATAAGACACTGCTAGTGGTATAAGAGTTAATTTCTTAAAAGCACTTTCTGAAAGCTCTTTTCTTCCTAAAAGACCAGCTACCAAGCTTCGATTATTTGCATAATTGATTTGCTCTGATAAACAGAGGGCTTCATAATTTTCATCCGTAGTAATGACCTCATACCTGATGATAAGATTTTCTTTAAACCCAGTGTCAAATTTATGGAATTTAAAGATATGTGTTATATCTTCACCCACCCCATCTTTTCCACGTGTAACAGCACTTATACATTGTCCAGATTTATCATACTCACAAGCTACACTATTACCATCATACTTCACAGATACTAATACATGATTTAGGGTCTCTCCAGTTTTCTTTAACCATTCTTTAACTTCTTCTATAGAGTTAGTTTTGTTTAAGGATCCTAGAAAATTTAAGATAGTGTGCTGTTTCTTTCCAGGGGCTGGTGCTGTAGAAAACCCATATTTAGGGTCATCTAAAGAGATACCATTTTCTCGTAATAAGGCTCGATATTGTTCAAACTTTAAATCAAACTCTTCATCTGATAAAAAAGTCTCTTCACCACTATAATAGCTATTTGAAGCTGCTATTAAAACTTTTTTCAATTCTGTTAATTTCTTCTTCATTTTTCCTCCATTTCTATAATGTTTCAAAAAAATAATATAGGTTTATAAAAAAAATGGAAAGAGACAGGCTCTTTCCAAATATATGTTAAAATGGGTTGAATGGTTTAAAGCACGGAGAAAACAAGTTCTCCCATCTTTTTTTTAGCTCGGCTTCTGTTTTTTGTTGCTCTGCTTTTAGAGCTCTATGTTGTTTCTCTAGACGAGCTGTTTCTGAAGTTGTTTTGATTATTCTATCATTGATTATTGACGTACGATATGTCGTACGCTCTGTTATTTTGAGTCCATCATCAGTGTATGTTATTTTTTCAATTTTTACTGTCTTCATTTTCTTTCTCACTTTCTCTTTTTTTTATTTTAATTCAGATTGTAATTTTTTCACAGCTTCTAACCTAAGCTGTAAAGCTTCATTTTCATTAATAAATGTTTCTGGCAGCTTTACATTTTCAGCTAATAATAACGGATGTACCAAAAACTTATCCTTGAATTCATTTAATAACCCATAGTTATTATGGAGTATTTCTTTGAATTTTATAATTACTGTAGCCCATGGCAATATTTCTTTATATTTTCTTAATACCCAGGTTGGTGACTCTGACCAAGCTTTGTTATTTAAGAAATACTCCAAAGCTACTGTGAGAGGTAAACTGGTTATATTGCTTATTATCTCTATTAAATCTATTCCAGTTCTCTCATAGAATCCACTAATATCTTGATATTGTAGAGCTGCTTTATAATGATTAATTTTCTTATATTTAATCTTATAAAACAAGGTGTCTTCAAATGTAGAACCTAAGTCAAGATCTAATAAGTTACAATATCGTATCATAGTGATCGGATCAGTTTTCCCTAAATATTTCTCTAAGAAATTATAGTTGTCTTGGACTTTTGAATTGTATTTAAGGACCCAGTTCCAGTTGATGTATTTTTGAATTTCTACATCGTCTACAATTTCTGGGTTTAGCTTCTGGTACTTACTAATTCTATCCCAGTTTACAAACTTTCTAAATCGTAACAAGAAATTCTTATCGTTTAAATCTTGATAACGACTCATTAGTTTCCAATTTAATCGATACGCATGTCTAGCTATGAAATTTCGGCTCATTGGATAATACTTACTAAGGATAACTGTATAAAGATTTTCAATTTGGTCTTCAATATCAGTTTCTGAAATTAAATCTTTAATGCTCTCATGTTTTGAAAACAGTATAATAGCATCATTTAAATTTATATACTTTTTATATTGAAGATAAATATCCGTAGGAAGATCTACATTCTTTCCTAAATATTTTAAGTCCTCTTGATTAAAGTTTTCTTGAGCTCTTATCTCTTCAATAATCTCTGTAGTGAGCTCTGGGTGATTAGCTAAAATTAATCCGTAATTTAATCCATCTAAAGAAAGATTTCCAGTTAACAGTTTACAGCCTTCTTTTAAGCTACAAAGATTATCAATACCAGTTTTAGATAATAATGGATATATTTCATTGAACTCTGTAAAAGTTTCAAACTTAGAAATTATCATCTTTCTACTGCAGATGTAATTTAAATCCAAGAGGGTTTTGTACTGTTGAATAAATTCAACACTAAGATCTTGAGTTCTACTAACTACCATCATATCTAACTTTTTAATTCTTTTAGTTAGAAACTCTTCAGAATAGTTCTTAGTAACTAATAAGCGATTATAATCTATAATTTCTGGGAATACTCCCTCTAAATACTCTACCATATCCTCAGACATGGTAGGTATTATATTTAATTTAATTGTATTATTTTTTAAAATTTCAAGATTCTTTTCACTTAATAGAATCTTTAGCCCATTGATATCATTATAGTATATCAAATCTGATACCAATGTGTACAAGGTGTACAAGGTTACTTTACTCTTCTCCATCTTCTGCGTCTTCCTCTTCATTTGTATCGTCATATCCTTCAATTTCATTATTTTCAAATTCATCATCAGATACTACATCTAATAATTTTGGTTGAAATATTTCATCATCAAAGAATAATTCATCAGCTATTTCCAAAAATGGTGAAAACATTACAGTCATACCAGGATCTCCAGCCGATGCGAAAGTTAAACTAATTCTATCTAGATAAGATGGGTGTAACCCTCTGTATCTAGCACCTATTTGATTAGTGGTTCTACTGACCATACTCTGTGGACCCTTAAAACTAGCTTTTAAAGCACTATTAAATAAATCCATAGAGTTAACAGAGTTACTATAACGTAATAACTCTATCTTAATCAATCTTCGAATTATTTGATTCAAACGAATATTACTAAAGATACTTTTAAGATTTTCATAAGTATTTATTTTATCTATAGCATTATTCAACATTCTATAAGTGGCATCTGAGAATTTTACTAGCAATGGGTTAACCATATACTCATGGAACCTTAAACGCTTGTTCATGAGATCCATGTTATCTTTTATGGATAACTCATAATAGTTTCTTACCATCCATCTTATCAACGCATAAATATCTTCTTTATCTTCTGTTGGTAGTTTTAAGATATTTTTTGTTAAAGTATCAAGTATTCTCTCAAATGAAATTTGTATACCTAAGGATTTTTCTACTTGGTTCGTAGTATTCTTAGTAAACATCCCACCAAGTCTACGTCTCCAGTAATCTTGATTAATCAAATTAGAATAATTTTTAACTTTAACCTCTAGTAATAAATCTACAAAACAACATAAGATGTTTAAGGAACTTTGTGATCTAAATTTTTCTGAAGTCTGGTCTACATTAATTACAATTCCTTTACTTATGGTAATAGGAATTCTGTCTTCTAATGGCTCAGGATCCACAGAAAAAAAATCGCTCATACCCAAGAACTCTATACACTCAGGTATGGTAAATTTATTTAAAAAGTAATATAAGAAGTTGATTTTCTTATTAAATAGGTGTAAAAGAAATACTTTACCTTTTAAAATAAATTCATCGTTGACTTCATACTCAATAGATTCAAATCTAAGTACTATTGGTAGTAATAAAGTCTTTAACACCAATGATCGTTTTTCCCTAATTCCTACATTATATGTATCTCTGTCAGCAATTTGCCAAATTGGATAATAACGATTTCCATTATGTATAAAAAAGAATTCATTAATTAATTTTGGAAATAGGATTGGGAGATCTATATCTTCGATCATTGTTTTCTTTTCTTTATTCGAATATCCTTCAATTCTAAATTTTAAAATTAAAAGATTGTACCGAGAGATATTTACATCTTTTTCTCGGTACTTTACAAATCTAGGGTCACTTTCATTAGTAATGTATTCAACAGTTTTAAAAGTGACCCCATTTATGATTTCTAAAGCATCGCAGATCCCCGATACTATCTTAACGATGTCTTGTTTATTTTTTTTATAAATAAACTCATCATTAAACTTCTCGGGGTTCTGCTCCTGATAGTAGTTTAACAAATACTTCATATCATACTATTATAAAGGTGTATTGCTCACCTTCATCATCTGGGCTTTCGTTATTGTCTATTTTTCTGATTTCTCTTTCGAGTTCAGAGATTTTTCTTCGAATTTCCTTTTTTCTGATTTCTCTTCTTTCAAGTTCATACTTATATAAAGAAAAAGAAACCGCTTCCACTGCGTCACCTCTGTTTTTAAACAGGGCTGCAGTGCCAGTGAACTCAGTGTCACCTGACGCTGGTTCTTCTTCCCAGCGCTCACTTTTTATTTTGAAGGTTTTATGTATTTTTTTAGGGTGCTCCCCTGTAGCACCATCATATGGTGCCATCACCAGCCAGAATCTTTCACCCTTGTGTGATATTTCTCTTACTTGAAATTTTTTCATTTTGCTCTCCTTTTTTTTTTTATATTTTTAGTTTATTTTGTTTATTTTATTTACATTCTTTATAGCATTTTCATAAGCCTCGATATACTCATTAAGTTCTTCATGTGTAAATTTACTTTTTTCCAAATTTATGAAATCAATAGCATTATGTATATCGACAACTGATGAAAGTAATTTCTTTTTTTCAAGTAAATTTTCAAACAATTTCACACTTATACTCTTAAACATGTACTCGCTGTCTTTATATAGTAAAATAGTTCTATCGGGTTGTTCATAATTTCTATTAAACTTTATAAGTCTTGCAAGAACACTGTTATCTTCTTTACTCAATAGGTTCTGTATTGTATACCAAAAATTTTTTGATTTATAATATGGTATATCATGATCACCTCTAACGATTTTTTCATCGAAAACGAATAATTTCCTTAAATCATCTTCATTAAAGATATCTGTTATTTTTATATCTGGGGTCTGTTCCTCGGTAAAAATAAGAAATAATCTTTCCCCATTAATAATGATTTTTTCAACGTTATCCATTACCATATACGAACCTTCTGTCGGTTCCATTTCGTTCAAATAATTGATTTTGTGTTTGATTTCATCATAGCCAGGATCGTTATAGCCGACTACTTTTTCAAACCAGACATACTTATTCCCACTATCACCAAGTACTTTTGCTATTTTTCCTTCCATAAAATTGAATAATTCTGTCCATTTTCTGTTTTGCAATAACTCAATAATTATAATGTCCTTTTCTTCTTTTGTAATTTCAAACATATTTGCTCCTTTTTTTTTTTTTTTTTTTTTTTTTTTTTTATTTTTTTCTATGCGCCAATGCTTGTTTGTAATTTTTCAAGCATATTATTTTCTATTAATATTACGTTTCACAAATTTAATCGTTCAAAATCCACCTTTAACATTATTTTAATCTATGGGATCATAGTAAACTCAGGTAGTAGTTTTTTTCTTTAAAAAACTCTACTTAGTATTAAACCCCATACAATAATAAAGAAATGGAGACAAAGACCATGATTCGTGAAGATTTAGTTAAATTCGTACAGAACCATATGGGTATCTTTAAGAAAGATGCTGAAGGTGCTGTTTATGCCGTCCTTGAAGGTATCAAAGAAGGCGTCACTAAAGACGGTATTGTAAAAATTATTGGATTTGGTACTTTTGAAGTTCGTGAGATTAAAGCTCATGAAGGCGTTAACCCTAAAACTAAAGAGAAAATCCAAATTCCTCTTACCCGTCGTTTAACATTCAGAGCTGGTAAAGCTATTAAAGATGAATTGAACGCTGCAGTTCAACAACCTAAAGCAGCTACACCAAAACCACCAGTTCTCAAGAAGAAGAAATAATTTTTTGAAGCAAATACTTATATTAAGTGTTTGCTTCTTTTAATATCATTTCATTCAAGATTCTGCTATTCATCATCAACTACAACAATTTGATTACTTAATAAAATTGATAATGATAATAACATGAATTTTAGAAATCTTTTTTGGTCATTTTCATCCATCCCTAAGTAGATTTCGATATTCTCTTTATAACACTTCAAAAACCCATAATCAAAGTTTTTAAACTCCTCTAGGAATTCCTTGAATATTTCTACACGTTCAGAATTCCCAGTTATATGCTCTACGGCATTTTGGTCTAAATCAGATGGTAGTAGATGTTTTACATCATACATAATCTGATTTAGAAATTTTTTTAATCTTACCTCTTTCATAATTTCCTCCAGTTTCTATTAAAAAAGGTCAGCTCATTTATAATATATACTTATAAATTAAGCTGACCGTCATAATTTAATTTTCCAATTCTATCCCAAGAACTAACAATAGTTCATCTAATATATGTCTGATAGTAGTCCTTTGATCACTAATATCTATCTTCTCTATATTAAAAGGGTTTTTCTCTAAAAGTTCAGTTATAATCTTTTCTCTAGATTCTGTACTTTGTGCATATAGTTTAGTAAATCTTAACACTTCTTCGATATTATTTATACCTATTAGATTAGCAATTTCCATCTCACCTAAACGTATTGGTGTAGTGCTATATAAAGATTCAAAATTCTTAAAGCTTCTACTTTTACTAGGGAGATTTTTTAGATTAAGGTACTTAGCAGATCTAGCAGAAAATTTCCCAAAGGCGTCATGTTTTACGTATTATTCGCATAGAGTCGTTAATTCTATACCGTTCGCTTATGAACTGCTGTATGTCACCATACAGACTAGACTATATCTTCACCCTATATTAGAATATATAGGGGCTCCCCGTTTCCACCCACTTGGGTGTACGTCTTACGACTAGTCGTTGAACCGTATTATTCAATCCAGTTATTTTTTAATAGATAATTTTCTAAAACATCTAATTCTTTTTCAGGATATTTAATCCTTAAAAGAGTTAGTTTATGTTTTTTAAAATAATCATCTTTAATTTTATCACGAAGTTTCAATTCTCTAAACTTCTCTTCAGTAAATATTCCTTTTTTAGAAAATTTTAAGTGTTGTTTTCCATCATACTCTATATATAGATTTATTTCGGGTATGAAGAAGTCAATTCTTAATTTCTTTTCTGTTTTTGGATTTACTAAACCTTCGAGTGTAACTTCTTTTTTATATTGAAAGTCTAATGCTTTTAAATATTTTGATATATTTTTTACAGCTTTAGAATTCCTTAAATTACAACAATGAGGACATCTCTGTCCATTTCTAAAATTGTTATAATTCATTTCAAAAGTATTTCCACACTCATTATGAATAAATTCAAGTAAACCATGTACATTTTTATATGAACCTGATTGAATTGAATAATCTCCATTAGAAATTTTTAAGACATTCTCTTTTACTTTATCTATGGTAAGTTTTTTATTTCCACTACAGAATGAACATCTGCTTCCTTGAATAAAAGTATTTGGATAAGCATCAAATATTTGTTTACATTTTTTATGTAATATTCTAACTTTTGTATGACTATTTATATATTCAGATTTTAGAATATATTCTCCATTTGTTAAAACTTTTATTCTTTTAGCAAATTCTTCTTCAGTGTATATCTTTCTTCCATAACAATAAGGACATCTTTGCCCATTTGTAAAATTGTTTGCCTTCATTTCAAATTCTTTTTCGCATTTCTTATGAAAGAATTTTACTTTATCTCTAGATTTAGTATATTTACTTCTAATTTCATAATCTTCAGAATTTGGCAGTTCATTAAATTTGATTATAAAATCTTCATGACTTAACTGTTTTCCCATTTCATGCTCCTAAATTTAAATTTAATTTCATGTTTAGAAGCAAAATGATTAGATTGAAGTAATCTTGGCTGCTGATTGTCTCTTATAGAGAGTTTCCAGCAATTAGAGGAGTTTGTCTTTGATATTACTATCAAAGGAGGCTAAAAGTTAACCTCATGAAATACATTTTACCCATCACCATAGGAGTTTCAATATTTGTAATTTCATAAGGATCTAATTCAAATTCTTTATGTAAAGCTGATAGTCTTTCAAATCCTATATTATCGTAAAATGGTGATTGATGTATATACATGCCTTCATTAATAACTTCTTCCCAGAATAAATATCTTTCAGAAAGCTCAATAGAAGTATAAGCTTCTTCTAAAATTTTATATTGCTCTGGATTAGCTATTTTAAAGAACGTGAAAAATAAATTCTCACATTGCACCATATCGGTCTCATAGAGAAGTTTAATTTTATCCACAATATTTTCAGCTATAAAATTTAACTCTTGCTCGATGAGTTGAGCAGGGTTGGTACGGTTAACAACTCCTAAAGAGTTCAATATAACTTCTACGGGTTTCCCTGTGGAGGTTTTAGGCATGTCATCATCGGGTACAATTCTTGAAATCACTCCTTTATTGCCAAATCTATTGGTAATTTTATTGCCACGTTGTAAAGAGTTTTCTTCTAATATAGTAAATCTATAATAGAGATAATCGAACTCTTTACCATCAATTTTCCAATTTCTATCAGTATCAAGAAAGAGCTTAGAACGCTCATATTCAAAATTAAAGTCATCGGAAAACTTATATCCCGTGTATTTGACTTTTAATAGATTATATGCGTCAATAATCTTCTCAGAATATTCTTGTTGTTCATTAAGAACATTTGCTTCATTTTGGAAAACTATATGTTTTGATATTTCTTCTATAGTTTGGTTTGAGTAAATTTCTATATCAATTACTTTACCTTCACAATAAAATACTGTGTCTGTATTATAGTTAATATCTGACATAGCATCATTACTAAATTCTGCCAGTGAAGATACATGACGTAATCTTCTGCGGGCACATAGAACTCCATTTCTTATATTCTCTCCAATTAAAGGGAAAGATTGAAAAACTTCATTATCCCCATAAAGGTTCATTAGCATATCGTTTGAGTTCAATGAGATATCAACAGTATGTACATTGTGAGACTTAAGTTTCTCTGCTGCTGTCTCACTAACTACTATGGCATCTTCATATGTTTTATTATCACGTGTAGAGAATATTGTATTTAGGTTTACCCCAAATCCGAAGTTTAATTCTTCATCATATGCTGTATTATAAAATAATGGTTCACCAGCTTCTATAACCTGACCTTTAGAATACTTATCAATCGGGTTAATATTTTTATATCCATAGGATTCAGTTATATTAGAAGCTTCAGTTCTTTTAAATATGAATACTTCTTTATCAGTTTTATCAATTAAGATATAACTGGAAATAAATTCATTTTTACGAATGACATCAGATACTATTAGATCATTTTTTGCTAATTTATATGCTGATGAAACTTTACCAACTTGATTTTCAAAATTAGTAAATACTCTAGGTGGTTCTGTTTCAGCTAAGACTACAGATTGTACTAAATGATTATTGAATAAATTTAATCTAGCGGGATCTATCATATTAGCACCAGGTACTAATAGCTCTGTTGATAAGAAACTATGTGATTTTTTTGTACTTTTCATAGCAGAGCCTACTTTATTATATAATAGAATTCATTATATAAAGTATCCCAGATAGATTTTGGAATTTCTCCAAGTTCTACTCTTGCTATTTCCATTAATGTCTTATCACGTACACTGCATTCAAATTTCCTACCCTCGTACTCACATTCAAATTTGTCAGTCTTTTCATTAAATGTCCATGTTATACTCTTATCTAAAGTATAATATGCTAGTTCATCTCGTATATTATCGAAATTCTTCTTCATAATACACTGCTCCTTTCTACTTTTCTTCAATTAACTAATATGAGTTTAAAATCTCATTTTAATTTATCGATATCCAATTCAATGCCAACGGGACAATGGTCTGACCCATATACATTTTGTAAGATAAAAGCATCTTTAACATACGGTAAAAGTTCTTCATTTACGAATACGTAATCAATTCTCCAACCAGCATTTCGGTTTCTAGAATCATTTCTAAATGACCACCATGAATACTGATAAGGCTCTTTATTGAATTCTCTAAAAGTGTCTACATATCCTGTGGCTACTAATTTATCTAACCATTCTCGTTCAATTGGTAAAAATCCTGAATATTTTTCATTAACTCTAGGGCTAGTAATATCAATATCATAATGAGCAGTATTTATATCACCAGCTAATATAATATGTTTACCAGTTTCTTCACGAAGTTTATTCATGAATATAAGAGTTTGATCATAGAATCTTAATTTGAAATCTAGACGATTATCTTTATCACGCCCATATGGGAAATACATGTTTATAAAGAAAAACTTATCATATTCAGCACAAGTAATTCTACCTTCAGTTTCAAATTCTGGATTTCCAATTTTATTAGTAACCTCTATAGGTTCTATAGTAGAGAATATAGAAGTTCCAGAATATCCTCGTTTTTCAGCATGGTCAAAGAAAATATTGTAACTTTCAGATAGGTTATGTATCTCTTGCGGGATTTGATCTTCCTGTAATTTTGTTTCTTGTAAACCCAGGATATCTGGGGAATGTTCCTTCATAAATTTCATGAAGTATTGTTTTTTTACGACATTTCTTAAACTATTAACGTTCCAAGAAATTATTTTCATATTTTTTTTACTCGCTTTCTTTGTAATTTATTGCCGTTACTAGAAATCCAAATAATATTACTTATTTAAACTCCCGTTAGATTTCACAATCTAACTTCCTGCTTCACTGCTTCTGTCTTCACCATATGGTTTTCGCCATAAGGCTAATGACTTTTTGAAACTCCACAGGCTTTATACTGGGTAACGTCCAGCCAGTGCTTGTTCATATTAAGCAGCATAATAATTACAAAGATTTTCAGCAGCATTAAAGTCTCTATCCTTTTTCATACCACATGATGGACATGTATAAGTTCTTTCAGATAATTTCAACTTATCATCACCTTCTTTACGATATCCACAACTACTACAAGTTTGTGTACTAGGATAAAAGGTATCTGCAATCGTCAAGGATATCTTAAAGAATTCACAATTATAAGCAAGTACACGTTTAAATTCATAAAACATGTTAAAGCTTACCCATTTTGCTAAGTATCGATTCTTCATAAGATTCTTGACTTTTAAATCTTCAATAATTATCATCTCTGGCTTGGATTTTACCAGGGTAGATACTATCTGGAATATGTAATCTTTTTGTATGTTTGTCATTTTTCTAGATAATCGTCTACGTCTTTTTAAGAGTTTAATATAATTATTAGATTTTCTAGTTTCTCCTTTATTTTTATTTTTTTTACTAATCTTGCGGTCTAGTCTTTTCTTTTTCTTAGACCATTTTTTAAATGCCTCTTTTTTACTTGGGTACTTTACATAGGTATAATCATCATCTTCTTTACTACATGTTATAGCAAAGTCTTTAAGACCAAGATCAATACCTATACGTTTACCTTCAACTAATTCGAAATCTGGCTGTTCTACATCAAATGCTACTGAAACATACCAGTACTCACCATCAAATGTTATTCTAGGGTTAGAGATTTTAGTGCCTATTACTTCTGGTGGTTTAGTCCACGTTTTATATTTATAATTAGGTAACCTACCATATTCACAAAGATCTATCCATCCTATTACAGATAGTCTAACTCTAGTTTCTTCAATTTCAAACTTTGCCGTATCATTAAAGAAAGAATCCCTAAACTCAAGCTTCTTTTTAAATCTTGGTGCTCTTGCCAATCCTTTAAAGAAATTTGATCTTGCACTACAATAGTCTGTAATAGCATGAGCTGTAGCATGGCTAGGAACCTCATTTAGCCATAATACTTCTTTCTTATGTTGTGTAAATAACTTCCTAAGAACGCCTTCAGATATGGTTTCTTTATTATCCTGATAATATTTATCACTGGTAGCTTTAGCCCAATTATAAGCATATCTAGCACAGCCGACAGTTTTATACAGTAGTTCACTTTGTTCTGGAGAGGGCTTCAAGCGAACTTTAGCTGCTAGCATCATATATTACCTCCTTTCTTTGTAAATTTTTAATTAATTATTATTGTTGTTAAAGTTTAGGTTATTTAGGGAATTGAAGCTGTTCGATTGCCACCATAGGAGGGGACCCATGGTGGCATGTAGTAAGGAGTCGGAGAGTTTCTATGTTAATTCATAAATTTTAAAAGTCTCAATATCATAAGCTATACCATTATCCTTATCATAGTATGCTACTAATACATCATCATCATCCATATCAAATTCTTCAATAGGGAATTTTTTAATACGAGCTATTTCTTTTTCATCAAGCTCATTATCATCTATATCATCGATTTCAACTTCACCATCACCATGTTTAAAGTTTGATAAATATTTCTCATTAGCAGGGTCTGGAACAAATTGTATCAAACATTCCTTAGCTAAATTGTCAAATGCTATTTTAAATTCTTCATCTGTTTTATAGAGCTTCAATAAATCTTTTTGAGCAAATTTCTTATTTGGTAAAGTTTCTAAATAAAAGCTTCTACCAGCACCCTTAACTACTTTCATATCCTTCATTAAGAGATAATTTGATAGAGTATTATTTATACCAAAACGTTGGTCAAAAACTAAATTACAAGAAACTCCAGCTGTATTGCTACGGGATTTTACTAATATAGCTTCTACTATATAACCTTTGACCCCAAATTCTTTTTCTGGGGATAACTTTCTTCTAGCCACTAATTTTATTAGGGAATCTGTTAGATATAAAGCTACTTTACCACCTGGAATACCTTCATCTGCTGCTAAATAATTTACTTCAGCTGATACTGGACGTCTAGGGTCTATAGAAATTTTTTGGGTTAAATGATTAATGATTATTGGGGTAATACTGGCATCTAAAAAATCCCCTAAGAGTTCTCTAAAGAAACTTGCATTCCTACGAGCTATAGAAGCTGCTGTCATATTACCTGACATCTCATCTTCAATTAATACTTGTCTTGGTATCATAGTTGATAATGAATCTATCAGTAATATAGTAGGAGCTAAGATTTTCTCTCCTGTAAATGGGTTATCTACATGATACTGTAATTCGTGAGCTTCATCATACTGTCCAGGATTTTTACTTTTTATCTCAGTAGCTTTACCTAATTTTATTTCTTTTACAGTTTTCACAAAATCATAAACTGAATCTGTTGAAATTTGTTTTGTTAAGTGCATATATTTTGCATCAAATGTTTCATCGTCCCAACCTGATAAAGTTAAGATACGTGGTTTTTTTGTTGAACGTTCAAAATCATAATGTATACAATTAGCCCCTTCAATTTGACTACAAATATAAGTTGCTGCTTGTATAGCAATGGTAGTTTTAGCTACTCCTGGTTTAGATATAAATTGTATAGGTTTACCCATAGGGAATCCTATAGAAATTTTCCCATCCACCCAACATCCGTTACGATAATCTAGTACATCAATTCCAATTGGTACAATTGGTGCCTCATAAACAATTCCTAGGTTGTTATCTTCTACTGCTTTTTTAATTTGACTCATTAAATCAATAGCCATTATTCTCCGCCTTTCCATCTACTTTATAGATTTATCTTATAAAAAAATAAATTTATAATTTTGTTACTGTATTCTTAAACTCTTAAATTTGAAATTTTTAATTATTATTTATATTTTATTTAAATTTATTTTGTTAAAATGGTATAAATTTGCTACATTAGAAACAATTTTATAAATAAATATATAATGAAAGGAGCCTTTAGTATGGAAGATAATAGAGAAAAATCTAAAAAAGAAGAAGATTTGAAAAAAATCTCTAAAGACCTAAGAAAGGATAAAGCTAAATTAAAAGCTGAAGATATAAGATCTAAGCTAACTAATAAGATTAAACGGCTTATAGAAAAAACTAAAAAAGATTTAGGTAAAGATGAATTACTATTAAAAGACGCTGGAGAACGTGGAGATTTACAAGCTAGAAACAGAGTCGATGGTAGAATGAGAAGACGTAAAATTTTCTTGAAGATATTAGAATTTAAAGTTAAAGGTTTAGAAACTGTAAAAGATAAGATTAAAACTAGTGCTGAAAAAGAACAAGAAAACTTAAAGAAAATTGATAAAACTCAATTTGATAGTAAAGTTGATCCTAGTAGTGTAGTTGATGATGATGACATTATCGATATTGATGACTTTAGTGATAGTAATTATGATGATGATGAGGACTATTGATGAGTAAGCTTTTATTTGAAAATTTTAATCAAGCTAAACAGTATGTACAGGAAAATCTAACTTACCCTCTTCAAGTTTTTAGGAAAGAGGTACCTGAAGATCCAGATGCTAAATGTATTGATCCCACATCTGAAGATATACAGAAGCAGATTATAAATTATAATAATACAGTTAATGACAAAAATACCAGCAATAATGAATTTAGATTTATTGTCTATTTTACTAATTCTGCTGAACGCCAAAAATATTTATGGGATCAATGGAATAAATTATCAGATATTGGTAAATTTAGTTCCGATGAAACAGCTATAAAACTATTTAAAATGAATAATGAAGAACTCCATTATCAATATATGCAAAAATTTGATCTTCAGAGTTCCAATACTGTAGAAATTAAAGTAGCTGGGAAACAGATAACAGTTAGTGATGATGATGAAAGAAATCTACAAAATGTAGCAAAACAAACTGGGGTGTTCATTATAACTAAAACTCCTGATGTTAAAACTTTGACCAGAAGTTATAATCGTTTTCTTTCTATGGCTCCTAATTTCCGAGAGATATCAGATAGTATCTCTATACAGACTATTGGTATTGATAACTATACACATTATCAATTATTATTAAGATCCTTTAGATTAGAGCATTTAGAAATAAATACCATGGATCATGTACAAGATATGGTTAATGAAAGTTATAAGGTTAAAGATAATATATTTTTTAATAGAATCAGTAAAAATCGTACAGATGTTAACTGTATGATTATTAGTGAAAATAAAAAAGCTAATATCATTTTACTTGAAACCATAGAAAGATTATCTGGGAAAACTGATTTTTATATAGGAGCTGTTAAAGAGAATGAAGATCTTTATAAAGCTATTATCAATCGAGAACATATTTTAACTAAACTTAAATCTCAATTATTCCCTATAATAGCAAATGAAACTTCTAAACAGTTAAATTATACTTATTCTGAAGATAATTTTGGTAATCATATAATTATTGATGAGAGTAGTAATACTTTTAAAGTATTCTTTAAGAATGACCTAAGTTATAAAAATTTTTATAATACATTTGAAGGATTCTCCATAGCTCCAATCGTGCTTCAAGAAAATGTTAATCTTATTAAAGATGAAATAATAGTTGTAAATAATATTAGGGAATTTTTTAATAAGACCTTTAGGCGTTCAGGTGGTTCATCAATAATTAAAGAGGCTATGAATGAAGCTGAAAAGTTCTTAAATCGTTTATGGGGATCTTAATATGGCAATGACGGCTGAAAAGAAGAAAAAAATTATAGACACCATTTATGAAGTCTTAAATGCTTTAGATAAAAGTAAGATTAATGGTAATCATTATAGAGATAAGTTCAACCGAATGTCTCTTAATGAATTTGATGGATGGATGTCAGACTTTTTAAATGACCCTAAAAAAAATTTCTTTATAGAATGTATGCCATATAGAAATGAACCTAATCTAACTGATGTAAAAGATGCTTTAAAGAAATTAAAAGTTCCAGTCGAAGAATATATATATTATCGTCATGACGGAAATAAAGGTAATCCTGTAAGAACTTCTACTCCTGTGTTAACTGGTTATCTTTATATCAAGAAAGCTCAACAGATACTTTCAAAAAAGAACTCATATACCTTTGATATTGATAAGCGTAATATGAAAACTGGACAAGCTACAGGTGATAGTAAAGTTGCAAGAGTAACTGACGTTGAAACATATGGGTTGATTGTTTATGATACTCCTAACATTTCTGCTGAGTTACTTGGTCCTAGAAGTGATGATTTTATTGGTAAACATCAGATGCTTAACGATATTCATAATTATGGACAAACATATTTGAAAAAACTAGATTCAGGTCTAGAAAGCTCGCAAACTATTAATACTATTGATGTATATTTTTTAGGATCAGGATTAAAGACGAATCTTTTATCTCCTGTGGATACCTTCTTAACTAACTTGAAATAAATTTAAACGGATAAAGAAAATGATTTTCTTTATCCGTTATTTTTAATTTTGTTGTATAACAGCATTCACTGCAATTTCTTCAAATTCTTTTATAATTCCATTTCTTTGACGTAGTCCATCGATGCCCAATGAAAGTGCTAAATAATCTTCTGTCATATTTCCTTGTCTCATAAATTTAAAGACAGCTTTATTTGAAAATTTCAAAATATCATATGCAGATATTGTGTATGGATTTAGTTCATCAACAAAATCCATTTCTAAAATATTATTTAAGATATGAAAGGTAAATTGCGAACATGTAAATTTGAATTTACCTTTTCTTTTATTATATAAGGTAGTTTTAAACCCAAGAAGATGAGATATTAATATACCTTCATAATTATATCTATTATTTTTAGACACAATCTTTACAAACTTTAGGATATCCTTAACTTGTTTTCGAGTAACCTTAACTTTATATAACTCATAACGAGTCCTATTTGAAAAAGTTAATAATGGGTTTTCATATTGAAGCCCATTACTAACACTACTAAATGAAATCATAGTATCTAATTTACGGTCAAAACATATACCTATATGGCTAAATGGATCATTTGTAACTCTTCTAATAGCTTTATCAAAAGTTGTAAAGCTACCTGTAAAATATACATATAAATACGTCCATTCAATTTTGTCTTTTAAAAATTTATTAAAGAATTCATCAAAATCTGTAATTAAGTAATCTGTAGCTCGCATCCCATATGTAAATTTAACATTAATGGTTGATTCATCTAAACCTTCCATTTTACGAAGTTTTGTATAGTAGTACGGGTCTTCTTCTAAATGATCAAGAGCAATCTCCAATCTTGTATTAACCTCATCAGTATGTTCAGCTTCAATTTCTATACCCCATAAGATTTGTTGCAAATCAAAATCAAGTATGTCTTTATGACCTTTACGATCATTTAACCCACCATCTAGAGTTCTTTTAAAGTACCCGATATCAAAATTAAATTTTTGCTTAATAGCATCACGATATTCAAAGAAGTTACCCTTACTTTCAGTAATATATTTAAAGACATAAGCATTAAGAACTTCAATATGCTCATCCATTAAATGTTCTTTACAAAACTCAAAAGTATACCAACCCCCATCATTATACATACCATCTTCCATGTCACATTCAGCAATTAATATATATGTGATACCACCCTTAACAGGTAATCCAGCATCTTTAAGTTCTTTTAAAATCTTATCCTTATCAGGTGGGAATTCTGTTATGTAATAAAACCCAGTATTCTGTATATTCTTAATACGTAAACCTACTGTTTCTTGACACACATTATACGCCACTTCTTCCATAGTCTTATTTCTTTCAAAACTACCACCTGGAATTCGATAATTCTTTAATGGATTTACATAAGCACCATTATCAGGATTTCTCTTTAAAAACACTCTACCATCTTTATTCACTACTAAAACATCTAGACGTCGTCTATAAACACTATCATCACGCCATTCTATAGCATTCCAATATTCTCCTATTTGTATACCATTAGGATACTTGCTTTTTAATTCTTCTATATCATCTCTCATCCGATTACCACCTTAATTACGATAAAAATATTGTATAATGAATACAAAATACAAGAAAAGAGCTTTTCTAAAATTTACTTTAGTCGCCACCCTTTCAGTACGAGTATAATTTTCATTAAATTCTGTTAACCATTCATCTAAGATTACCTTAATACGTAAAACTGATTCATTAGTAGTATTAGATTTATTATATAGTAACAATGAAGTATTTATAAATCTTTTACTTAGGATTTCACGTTCTTGTCTATCTTCATCCACTAAAAATACCGTTAAGATTAATAATACCATTTCTTGAACTCTCTTATCAGTGTTCTTCTTTATACTATTTAATGTATCATGTAAAGAATAACTAGCCACTCCATTCATCTTTCCTACCATCTCACAAATATGTAAGTTGACTGGATTAGTGAAGAAAGCTAAAGTAACTTTTTCTGTTATCCTCATAATATCTAAACTCATATTAGTAGTTTCTCGATACTCTTCAGGATTATTACTCTCAGAATCCGTATTAAAGTATTTTCCCGAATCTTTATTTTTTATATATTCAGTCAATATACCTTTCAACCATTGTGAAATTCTAGTATTTAAGTTAATGATATAATCGGTAAGTTTCTTATCATCATCAGACTTTAATAGATGATGATAAGTTCTATCAAAACTCTCAACCTTCTTCACAATTGCATTAAATACATTTTTATAAATCTTAAGATCATTTCTATTAGAAAGCTCATTTATAGTATATTCCATTGTTTCTCTTTGTACAAATTTAAAAAAGCGAACATGTAATATAGCATAATAGTGTAATGCCAACATAGTAAGAAATTGTTTAAAGATTACATTACGCTGTGTATCTTTACTTTCAGTTTTAAAATATTTTAAAACACACAACATGAGAAATGCAAAAGGGTTATTTAAGGCTTTCCATTCCTTTTTAATAAATGTTATATTATCAATTATAGATCCTATTTCTTCTTCAGTTACATTCAAGGTATTAAAATATAGCAGATAATCATCACGATTAACAAATAATCTTTCAAACGGACCTGTAGCAAATAAAAATTCAGAGTTCCTATCTATAAAAGATTTAATATGATTAATTAAAATATCTGTATTCTGTTTCTTTGAAATTTCGGCTTTTACCTTCGGGTATAACTGGTTAAAAATTATTTTGCTCATTAGTACCGCCTAATATTCTTTATTAAAATTTTGTTCATAACATTTTTATAATTAAAATATTTATATATAAGAGGAGCCCTTTATGACTAAAGATCAAATACATGAAATACTTGGAAACGATTTTTCCAAAGCAAAAAAAATTATACAAATAGTATTAGATGAGGGAATTAGTTTTTACTCAGATAGACTACTATTTTATTTTGACGACACGAATGAACTTTTAACTGTACTTGATAAACGTGTCTCTTCACAACCTTTAGATTCTTATCATGGAGTTAGTAGCTTTTTAACTAATAAATATGTCTTGGATGTAATTTATATACCATATGATGAAATTAGCATGATACGTTTAAATATTGATGAAGATGAGAGAGAAACTATACTTGGTTTAGCCCAAAGTAGTTTGGATTTTGTAGTTGCCGATGATTTTCCTACTGATGAAGATCCTGAAGAGAATACTGAATTACCACCTACTGAAGAAGACCCTACTGAAGACCCGCTACCTTAATGACTATTAAAAAAAATGCCCATAGAGATATAAAGTCTCTATGGGCGTTAAATTTAATTTAAAAGTTTTCCACTAATCATGAACTTATCTTTCATGATTAGGGATAAAATTTTCAATGGAAAATAGTGCACTATTTGTTCTAGAAACTTATTACTGTATTTATCTTGATTCTGAAAGATTTCTGTGATTATATAATCTACTACACCGTTTATTTGTCTTAAACGGTTTTTCAATTCACCACTCTTAAAGAATTCAAAATACTCTCTAGTTTTCATAACTTCGAACCACTCCAATAACTGTCTTTGAATTTCTATGTCGGTACAATCTGGTGGTGTAAAGTGATAGTATTCGAAGAACCCGTCATCATCTAAAGTAATAGGGGTAAAAATTTTTCTACGAGCTGCCTTATCATATTTCATAAGTCCAATTTCACCATCTTTAAATATTAAGTTCTCTAACATAAATTTGGGATAAAAGATAAACCTTGAACCATCTAATGGGATGTACTTAGAATATAGTTCTAATCTTAAATATCCTCCTCTAACTTTTGCATCGTTATGATTTACATAATGACTTTGTAGGTCAAACCAATTTTCTAAATTAGATTCTCCATCTAAAATTTTATATTTAACTATATTGTCTATGTATTTAAATTCCCCTCTTAAGGAAAGTATTTTATCAGGTACAGCAGAATTTAAAAATCTTAAGAAATCCTTATCGAACAAAGAGTAGTTTCGAATCATATGAAATATTAATAAATCTACCGCTAATTCTAGATCCCATAGAGGATTTCTATTTAAAATTTCTTCGTATGCTTCACTTAAGATGTCTCTCATGAAATTCTGTGCCGCAAGGATATGAATATCATATTTATGCGGTTCATCTTTGAAACCTACCTTAGGGATTGTGAGCTTAACAGCACTTGTATTGATTTCATATATACTTTCATTTCCATTAGAAAAGTTTCTAGCATTTTGAATAAGATGATAATTCAAGTGACCTGGATAAGTTTTTAATAATGCAACTCTATCATCTTGGTTTTCAAAATTTCCAATTGGCACATGAATAGTTGTTTCATTTTCTAATGAGTTCTTTAATTTTTCTATAGAGAAGTCAGTCATTTTCTTGTTAAATATCTTAGATATTTTTACATTCTTCATTTTTACTCACTTTCTAGATGACAGCTATAATCTCGTCATCATTAATTTTTATCGTATTAACTCCAATTGAACTCCTAGACATAATCTTGAATTCACTTAATTTAATCTTAATAAATTTTCCAAATTTAGTAACAATCATAACTTCAGATTCTGGGTCATCTAAAAGTGTCTTAGGTATGAAATCTAAGGAACCTGCAAAAGCTTCTTTATCTTTAGCTTTATTCATAACTATTGATGCTCCAGCCCAGTCAGGAAACGTGTTAACTAAAGAAAGTTTAGATTTCCCACTACCAGTTACAATTAATAGATAATCTTCATCGGTGACAGTAGCGGGTATCACTATTGCATCAGCTAACTTTATCTCATCTCGTTCTTTTACTAAGAATGCTAAACGTCCATATGTAGGTCGTAAAATTGGTCGGATATCTTTCAGAGGTATCTTTACATAGCGATGGTTATCACTGATTAACATCAGAGTATCATTATCGTTATAACTAGTTTCCACTCTAATTAGAGTATCATCATTATTCAAACGAGTAGCAATGATTCCTACATTTTTCATTCTAGAGAATTCCTTAAATAGAACACGTTTAAATTTATTATCTCTAGTAATGAATAAGAATGATGCGTCTTGTGAATTTTCGAAGACTTCCATAGGAATTGAAACCACATCAGCTATTAACTGGTTATCTTGGATATTTACAATCGATGACAAGGGTTTTCCAGATCCAGTATCAAACTTATCTTCAGTGAGTTCCCAAGCATTTATTCGATATACCATACCATCCTTAGTAAATATGAATAAGTAATCATGATTATTACAGCTTCGGAAATTTATAATACTATCATCATCTCTTAATCTGAAAGTTTTACCGACTCCCCCACGACGTTGTGTATATCCTTCAAGTTCTCTAGCTGGAACTTTCTTAATGAAATTCTTTTTTGTCAAGATCAAGTAGTATTGCTCATTATCTACAATTTTAGTCATCGGGGTTTCTAAGGTAGAAGCTCCTTCAAGAATTTGAGTTTTTCTAGGAGCTCCATATAATTTAATGATAGTCTTTTGTTCATCTATAATCTCTTTATAAATGTTACCATCATCTGATAATAAAGTTATGAACCTTGCTTTTTCAGTTTCCAAAGCTTCGATTTTAGTTTCAATAGCATGTTTTTCCATTTTAGTCAATCTAGCTAAACGTATATCTAAGATGTATTGGGTTTGGATATCTGATAACTTGAATTTGTTAATAAGTTTCTTACGAGCTTCTTGTTCATCATTAGAGCCTCTAATAATCTTTATAACTTCATCAATGTTCAAAAGAGCTATAATGATACCTTCAAGTTTATGTATTTCATCATTGATCTTATCCAAACTAAAAGTGTAAATTCTCTTTAAGGTCTCTAATCTATAGTTTATGAAAGTTAAGACTGAATCTAAGAGACTAAACATATAGAAGGAATTATCCAGGGTACCTATTAAAGAGAATGGTCGAGACACTGAACATGTAGTGTTACGATACAAGAGTTCCTTAATGATCTCAGGATCATTCCCTGATTTTAACTTTATAAGAATACTTGGGGTTATAGTAGTACTATCTATAATTCTTGATATACCTGGTATAATTTCAACCGCATCATTAATACTATCTACTAAATTTGAAGTATTTGACATATATGGAATCTCTGTGATATTTAATTCATTTTTTGAAACTACGTCGATTTTAGCTTGTAATACATAGGATCCTTTACCAGTGGTATATAATTCTGCAAGGTTATTACATTTCAAAACACCACCTGTAGGAAAGTCTGGACCCTTAATATATTTTAATAACTTCTCAGTAGTTAGCTTCTCTCCATTACCTTTTAAAAGTTCTTCGATAGCAAAGATAGTACCTTCACATACTTCTTTTAGATTATGTGGAGGTATATTAGTGGCAAATCCTGTAGCTATACCAAATGCCCCATTTACTAAAAGTTGATTAAATTTCACTGGTAGGGTTACTGGTTCATCTTCAGTAGCTAAGTAATTTGGAACCCAATCTACAGCATCCTTATATAAATCGGCTAAGATATGATCTTCAGTAATCTTATGTAATTTACCTTCTATATAACGAGCTGCAGCAGCTGGAGACCCATTAATAGCTCCCCAGTTTCCTGCTTTCTCTATAAGAGGTATATTAAGTGAGAAGTCTTGCCCCATGCGGACTATTGAAGAACTAATACTCTCACCATGTGGGTGTAGATTACCCATAATATATCCAGCTAATTTAGCAACTTTAGTAAAGGTCGTAGCTTTTTCTTTCAACATACCAAAAAGTATACGACGATGTATAGGTTTAAAACCATCAGTGAGATCAGGTAGAGTTCTATTAAGGAGTATCGATGTCGCATAATTAATATAGTTCTGTGATAAAACATCTTTAAGTTCTTTTAATTCTATCTTCTCATTCATAATATGTCACCATATTCTTCATCACGTTTTTTATTCTCTAAGAATCTCTCTAAGTATTCTTGGAGAAAGCATAAATCATTTGTGTATTCTAATTGCTCTAAGTTTGGTCTAAAGAAAAGTTTAATCCTCTTAAAGATATTCTTCTCGATCTTGATTTTCTTCTTTAGGACCATAATTTCATTTTCTACTTTTCTAATGGAACTATTAATGGACTTTGTAAGCTCAAATCCGTTAATAGAAATTTTTTCATCTCTATCGACGTTTATTAGTACCATGACTCTAACTAAATCTTTCAATATGCCAAATTGATAAGTCAAGATGTATTTAAATTGCATCTTATCAATTCTATCTAAGTAACGTACACTTTCCAAAAAACAGCGTTTTGGAAGAATTTTATTTCTAGCTTGTTCTTCTGGTAAAGCTTCATTTAGGATTACCATAACATTTGATAGAATCTTATCTATTTTTTCTTTGTTGATATATAGTATATCCTTCTCCAAGCGATCTTTAGTTCTATAAAGATCATCTAGGATTTCTGAGTTATACCCAATTTCTCCTAGAATATTATTATACTCTCTAAATATCTTTATCATCATTTCTCCTATATAGTATCTATGTTGTCAGCTAATTCTATATTATCAGCTATAAAAATCTTACGCTTTTCAGCACTATTCCCCATTAAGATTTCAAATTGTTCTGTAGTTTCTTCTATATAAGAATCTGTAACCTGAATAAGAGTTCTTGTCTTAGGGTTCATAGTAGTTTCCCAAAGTTGTTCAGGATTCATCTCCCCAAGACCTTTAAACCTAGTTAAGTTAAAATTCTTTTTCTTCTTTACGAAATTATCCTTCTCTTGATCTGTGAAAAAGTAATGACGGGTATTTCCCTCCTTAATGGAATATAAGGGTGGTTGAGCTACAAAAATGTTACCGCCTTCAATAAGTTTATGGAAGTATTTATGAAAAAATGTCAATAGTAAACATACTATATGTAACCCGTCGATATCTGCGTCAGCTAGTATGATTATTTTACCATAACGGATATCTTCCTCTACTAAGGATTCCCCATAATCAGCCCCAATGACATCTATTAACTCCGATAATTCTTTATTAGCTAATAGACGTTGTGTTGTAATACTATGAGAGTTCAAAGGTTTTCCACGTAGAGCATAAACAGCTTGACGATCTCGATTCCTACATGAAGTAGCTGAACCTCCAGCAGATAACCCCTCGCAAACCCATAACTCTGATTCAAGACCATGTTTAATACAATCAGATAGTTTATTGCTTAATAGAGCTGAGCGAGATTTTCTGCGTTCTTTAATGACTTTAATCTCTTTTTTAGCCATAGCATTATTGATAATTTTTTCAGCTAACAATTTCCCCCATGTAGGATTATTATTCAACCAATCTAAAAATTGTTCGTTCATTGAAGTTTGAACAAAGCTACGAACATCTTTGTTAGTTACTTGATGTTTAGTCTGCGAGGAGAAAAGTGGGGCATTATGTTTTAAGTCTATAATAGCCACTAATCCATCTCTAGCGTCTGATCCACTTATATCATCAATGGTAAGATTAGATCGTTTTGGTATTAAGTTATTTAGCTCTATAAATTTTTTAAGAGCAAAGATTAAACCTAATTTAAAGCCTGTAACATGGGTACCGCCTTCTTTATTCCATATACTATTACAGAAAGCGTAAATTTGTTCGTCATCAAAATTCGTATAATTAAATACTAAATTTACATCCATATCATCATTTGAAAAATTTAGAGATACATGATTCTTTAAAATTTCTTTTTTCTTTGTTAACTTATCTAGATAATCTAAAACTCCTCGTTTAGACTTGTAGATATACTCCTTATCCATATCAGCATCAATTAGGGTGAATTCCAAACCTTTGTTTAGGAAAGATAGTTGTTCAAAATATTCCTTTAACACATCAACATCCACAGCTAACTTATCCAACATAAATACTTCTAAATCAGGTTGGAACGTAAGATTAGTACCTGATTTAAAATCTTCCTTAGAATTTCTTAATTTAAATTTTTCTTTAAGTAACCCCTTATTAAACTGACATCCCATTGTTTTACGATTCCTTGTAACACTAACATCCAACACATATGATAACGCATTTATACAGCTCAACCCTACCCCATTCAAACCAGAAGAATTCGTATATGATTTACTATCGAATTTCCCTCCAGAATGAACTTCATTGAAAACTGAATAAAACTTCTTTTCATCATCATATGGTATACCTCGTCCATAATCTTGTATGATGATAGTATTCTGTTCATTAGAAAACCAACATACAATTTCTTTCCCATATCCAACTGTAAACTCATCGATAGAATTATCTATCGCTTCCCTAATCAAGTGATATACCCCTTCCATTTCTAATTGACCAATATACATAGTAGGTCGTTTTCTAATGGAATCAGGGAAATTTAGAGTTTTTAGTGATTTACTTGTGTACTCCGCCATACGCTTTCCTTTCTTGTTCGCCATGATTTATAGAAATTTTTGTGAAAATTTCTAATTCTATACTTTTCTATTAATACATAGTTTTTCTCATTTTAAACTTTAAATTTAGTAAAAAGTCTTGTAACTTTTTACTAAAAAATAATATGATTTTATAAATCAGATAAAAAAAGTAGCATAGTAAGATAATCTCACTATGCTACAAAAAAATTTAAAGGTCAATAACAGTTTTCTTTAAAACTATAAAAGGTTTTATAGAGTCATTCTTGGAAACTATATAGACTTTTCTATTAATGTTATCACAAGATCGTACTCTTGCTAAAAAAGATTGGATACGTTTAATAAATCTAGGGGATAAAATATCTTCATCTGAATACTTTTTAATGGTAAGTATAGTATTTTCTAAGGTGGTGCAATCAGATTCATCTAACACGAACTGTTCAAATTGATTTTTCTGAAATAGGTAAATTGGAATTTCTTCAGATTTCCTATTTTGTTTTCCAAATAATCTATTAAAAAAAGAAACTTTAGAAGGAACTTCAGGTTCCTTAAGTTCGTTAACTACAACTTCGTTCATATCTAACACAAATACTTTACTTGAAAATAATTCAAGTTTAATATCATCTGATATCAACACTTTTTTCTGCCGTCCTTTTGAAGCAAACCGTAATGTCACTCTTTCACACATAAGTTCTTCCTTTTAATCATTTATTTTAATAAAATGTTAAGGAGGGGAGGGGGTGGTTGACGTACCCCCTCTGGAGGAAGGAATATGTATTGCTACATACCTTTACATGAAAAAATTATATTTTGATTGCTATTAGTTACAAAATTTTCAGCACCTCTTAATAAGATTAGATCAATAGGAGATGCGTCGAATACATCATTATGTGATATTACAAAGCACTGTTCACAGTCTAATTCTTCTAACTGTGTTTCCAAAATCTCTATAAAGAGAGCACGGTTATCTTCATCTAAGAATGCGTCTAATTCATCCAAATAGACTATGTTATACTGGTCGATGCCCATCTTATTTATAGATAAGGATAATGCTATCTTAGTTAAAGATTCTTGACCCTGTGAAACATCTGAAATGTCTTCACAGATTCTACCTTGTTTATCAACATTAATTAAGAATTCTTTTTCAGTAACTACAAAATGAATTTGAAAATCGCCTTTATAAGCTATATTCAGAAGATGATTAGTTTCTTCTTCTATGATTTCTAAAAAGTTCTTACTAAAGATTAAAGGTATACCAACCTTGACATCTAAAGCTTCTTTAACGATCTTATAGAAATCATATTTTTCAGAAACTTCTTCTAAGAGTTTTGTAAAGTTTCTACGATTTATCAAATCAGTTTGTATAGCAATTTTTGTATCATCGAGTTTCTTAAGCTCGGTTTTACATTTGTTTATCGAATTTTCTAGAGGAGTTAATGTAGAAGTTAAAGTTTCTTGCTTCTCTAATAAGAATTGATAAGTAGCAAATTTCTCTTCATTAAGCTTAACTTCAGTTGCCAATGCGTCACGTTCTGCAAGTTTCTCTAGATAGGTTATTATGGTTTCAATTTTACTCTTCAAAGTAGAAATTTTAGTCTCTAGATGATCCCTATCGGTTGTTAGGGTATTTATCTTCTCATCTAAGGATTTTATTTCGTCTTTAAGATTATCATATTTCTTCTGATGTATATCAATGATAGCCTTTTCTTTTTCTAAAAGGGCTATTTGAGCATCATTACTCTTTATCTTAGTTTCCAATTCATCGATAAGAGCTTTATACTCTAGTTTATTTTTTAACTCAGAGCCCATGATATCAAACAACTTCGAGATTTCTAGATTGGATTCATTTAAACATTTACGAACATTTGTTATGTTATTTATACCTGTAAAGAGTTTAATAAGATTATTCTCAAGTATTGAACTTGTAAAGTTATTAAACGCATTTAAGAAATTTGGTATAGTTTGTAAATCTTCTAAGATGGTTTCCTCAAGTTTTACTTTTTCTACAATCTGCTGAAGTTCTTTATCCTTAGCAGCCATATCTTTCTCGACATTCTTATGTATCAAAGCATTCTTGATAAAAGGACAGTCGTCTATATAACATTCTTTAGGACGCTGTTCTAGAATTTCCATCATAGGTAAATTACTTTCTAGAGTAGCTAATTGTTTCCTAATAGTCTTCTCTTTTTCCTTCAGAGTGTTTAAGACTTCTTGTTGTTTCTTTAAAACATTCTTTACGAATGAAACATTAGGATACTTACTAAGGACTTCTTTACGCTTATCATCATCATAGTAATTTTTAAGTTCAATAGCAGATGATATTAAACGTTGTTGTAACCCAGCACTACTCCTTATCTCTTTAATATCGACATTAGAAAATTTCTCATAATCTTTGAATGTTATACTATCATGTTTAGTTTTCAAGGTTTCTAAATGTTCTTCATTCTCCACTTTGAAATCTTTTAAACTATCAATACTTTTGATATTAACTTGTGAAATGAGTGTCTCTGTTTCTTTAAGTTCTTTACTATACTTAGAACGATCTCCTGAAGCTGTTAAAATTTCTTTATTGAGATTTTTTAAGTTTACAGATAACTCAGTTAACTCAATTTGGTACTCTTCATTTCTTTTCTTCGGATCTGGAATCTTTTCTTCAATGTATTTAAAATCTGGATGAGTGATAAATTGTTCATTAAGAATAGTATATTCATTTTGAAGAGTCTTCATATCTTCAATGAACTCTACAGAGTATTTCTCTTCAATTTCAGATTTCACTGTTTCCAGCTCATCTTTAACCTTCATATATTCCAGGTTATATTTAGATAGTATCTTTTGTTTTTCATCGATGGGAATCTCAGCTAATCTAACTCGTTCTTCTAATACATTTTCTTCAGGATATTTATTTAATTGCTTTCCAAGATACCCGATATTATCCTGAAGAGATAAAAATTTTTTATTCACAACACTACCAGCTTCTAAATATTCATCTATGTTGGGTATAAACTGGTTAATGTATTCTTTACGCTTAGCTCTAGGAAGATCAATGAAATTTACTACATTGCTCCCGAGTTTAGCAGTTTTAAAGAACTCTCGCTCTAATCCTAAGTGTTCCTTTACAAGTTCTATATAAGATGTTACATTCCCATTCGGGTTTAACTCATCTCCATCCTTAGTAAAAAAACATTTAGTCTTTCGTGGGTCATAGATAATCCGACAGTTATACAGACTATCATTATGTTCTATCAAGAGTTCTTTTTCCCCTACCTTATCCTTTATATTTGGATATCCTAATCGTTTATCGAAGGTTTCTAATAAAGGGTGTAATAGTGAGATGATAGTACTCTTACCACTACCATTAGCACCCTTTATCATTATAATTTTATTTTTTTGATTGGTAAAGTCTAGGTTTAACTCGTCCATACCTAGACCTTCTTCGATACCAATCATATTTTTAAACTTTGCTTTTAAAATTTTCATACGAACGCTACTTTCTTTTATTTTTTATAAGTTAGTTTAGTGTTTTTTGACATTAAAAAACTTATACAACTCTGTACCATTATCAAAACGTACATCATATAGTAAGAAATGTAATGATGGAAAATCACTTTTAGTGCTCACTACTCTATATACATCTGTTACGCTACCGTGTATGACTTCGATATTATCCATTTTTTCTAATTTTAACATACCTTCGACTGTCCTATAGAACGTTGAATCAAACTCACAACTTAACTCAAATTCTGGATTTGGTAATTCAGCTGCGAATATTTGTTCCTCATTAGCATGTAGAAACAAATAACCTTCAATGAAGAAGAAGAAATTTACTTCTTTAGTTACTTTATCAAATTGGGTAACTATGGACATTTCCGAGTTAAAGATTAAGTTCTTTAACTCATCCTTATTTACATTAAATGACCGATACATCACAAACCGCCTTTCAAATTTTCTTATTTCAAGATGATAATATAGCGTTATAAGTTATCTTGTAAGATGGAAAATTGCTAAAGCGGCTTCTTTTTCTACAACTAATAATTGACTTCCATTAGGGCTCAATAAATTTTTCTTACTACGTATTAAAGCTCTACCTTCTTCATTAGCCTCTTCTGTGAATAAAGGACGTACTACCACCGTGTCGCCGTCAAAGTCTGCACCCATACGAGCCAAATATACATTTGAAAGACGTATAGTGTCTATATACTCCACAAACTTATTCTTAGATTTTGGATAAATTACAGGATAATGCTCAAATACTTTCCCAATAAATTCACGGCGTTCAGTCTTAGCAGTAGTTAATATAGATATTTTAGATGGTACCATGTTTTGAAAGGTATCCATAGGATAACGAGATACCAATACAACTTTACCATGTATTATAGAGTCCAAAGTGATATATATTAAATCTAACCAAGTAAAGTCTCTATCTGGGAAAAATGTTTTATATAGGGGTAACACTACTTGATTACGATCTTCATCTAATATTGTAATTGGTTCATTTCTAAATTTAGGATCCTTAATGAACCTATCTAGGATCTTTTTAAGCTTCTCTGGTAAGAATTCTCTATAAGCATCCTTATGAATTTTTATTCGATTAGTTTTAATTGTTGATTTACTTGGTTCTCCTAGAATCCCAAATATGTTTTGGTACATAGGAGGTTCAATGGGGTCTTGTTGAACCTTCTTACCACCTATTTTAAAATCTTGATAGGTTGATAAATGAGTTAAGAAAAAACTATAGAGTTCTTTAACAATAAAAGGTTGATATAGAGATACTGCTTGAGCTATTGGAATTCCCATATGTTCTACGTCAACTTTCATATGTTTGTAATTAGGTTCATTATAACGATTAGCAGAAATCACAGAACGTGTACTGAAATCCACTACTTTACCTAAGAGATTCTTTTTGATCATACCATCTTTCTTATATAATTTATCTGAGAATAACTCGAATAAAGCATTTAAAGTATTCTGGATAGCATTATCACGAGTTACTGAATAATGGTCTAAGAAACTCATGGTTTCCTTTTCATTACTCATAGCTAGATTAATAAGTTTACTATATAAGTCGTTAGATTCATCATCTTTACTAAGTACACCTTGACTCAGTTTATTCCAGTTTAAATCTCTATAGAAAGGTGGAATTACTAACCATTTATCAACAAAGATCTCATCTCTTGTAAGTTTATTTAAGAGTCCTACACGTTCTTTCCTAAGATTAGTTTCCTCTCCATCAGCATCAGCAATTACCTTAAATTTAAATTTACCCCAAACATCATATAAAAATCTTACACCTGTCCCCCCATTTTCATCAGGTTCTAAATGTCCTTTAGGTGATACGGAAAATTTCTTTTGTCCGTTTATACATTCTAATAAGTTACGTTGTACTGACCCAATTATATTGTGCATCAAAGGATGTAGGTAACGCCCCTTAAGATCTATATATCCCCAATTAGTCTTGCGTTGCATACTACCTGGTAACCCAAATATCCTATATGAGAACAACCCATTAACTGTAGGGAGCTTATTCATGTTAACGAAGATAGGGTCTGTTATCTCTTCGATCTTATTCATCTTTATGATGTTGTCAATATTAGCCAAGTCAACCGATAAGGTTGTTTGTTGATTCAAGTTTCTTTCCATGTCTATGTATATCCTCCAATGTAGTTATTTTTATTTCTTAACTCTGCTTAAAAACTTCTTATAACTGTCCAATTTCATCCAGTTAACAAAGAAGTTTATCCATAGTCATCAAATTGGAAACCAAAAACGGTTTTCAAAAAACTGGAGTTTTGCAATTAGTCATATTATTTCTAGATATTAACCCTAACGAGGGAAGAAGAGAGTAAATATTTTAATAAAAAGATTTAAAAAAAAAAGAATTAATTAAATTAATAATATTTTCAAAAAAAATTTAAAAAAAAAATAATATTAAAACTAATAAAAATTTTTAATAAAATTAATATTAATAAATAAAAAAAATTTAAAAAAAATTAATATTAATAAATAAAAAAAAAAAATTAATATTAATAATAATAATTTTTTAAAAAAAAAATTAATAAAAATATTAATAAATAAAAAAAAAATTTAATAATATTAATAATTATTAAATTAAAATTAATTATTATTATTAATATTAATTATTATAAATAAATTATTATTATTAATAATTATTAATATTATTATTAAATAAATTAATATTAATAATTATTAAATAATTTAATAAAATTAATATATTATAAATTTAATAATTATTTTAAATTAAAATTAATTACCCTAAGCGCGCGAGTGTTCTTATTTTATTTTTCAAAACTTTTTTTTCGTTTAAAATTCCAGATGTATTGGATAGAGTTTTATGATTAATATTTTTTAAACGTTTAAACGGATGAAGTTCTTTATAAGTTTGCCATGAGTTATGTTTAATACAGAGATTAATTCATTTTAAGATTACCCAAGTTATATTTTTGTATTAATTCAGTTTATTTTTTTTTGATGTTGATGAAGTGATGTCCCTCTCGGTATAAGGATCTCCCAATAGCTTACCTTTGAAAAAAGAGAGCTTCGCTTCTTTTTTCAAAAGGCGTGTGTTTCACACAAGCGTTCATATTAAATTCAGAACTTCTTTTTATGAAATTAATTCTTTTTTCAATTTAAATATGCAAACTTAACAATTTAATAAAATGAATTTCAAAAAATATAGGAGTACTTTCATGAATTCACTTTTTTAGACAATTTCGGACGAACATTAAATTAATAAAATTTAGTCCTAAGGAGTCTAAAAATGAAAAAACGTTATAAAGCTAAGGACGCTTGTGAGATTTTAGGAATCTCTCGTAGGTCTCTTAATCGAATGATCAATAATAACACTATTAAATCTATTAAAGAAGGTAATAGAGTTTTCATTGAAGAAGATGAATTGTTAAAGTTTAATGGTGTATATGTAGGTGAAGCTAAGAACAAAGGCGTATATCTTTATTCTAGAGTTTCATCACATAAGCAAAGTAAAGAATTAGAAAGTCAAAAAGAACTGTTGGAGGCCTTTGCTACAAGTAATGGATATATTATTAAAGAACACCTATCTGATATAGGATCAGGTATGAACTTTAATAGAAAAAACTTTAATAAATTATTAGAGTTAGTAATAAATGGAGAAGTTTCTTTAATTATTATTTCCTATCAGGATCGTCTAGCTAGATTTGCTTTTGACTTGTTAAAGAATCTTTTTAAAAGTTTTGGTACTGAGATCTTAGTCATAAACAATAAGACGACTAGTCCTCAAGAGGAGTTAGTAGATGACCTTATGACTATTATACATGTATTTAGTTCTAGATTATATGGACTAAGGAAGAACTCTAATAAGATTAAGGAACTATTATGAATTATGTAATCAAAGCTAAGATAAGGCATCCTAATAAAACCTTACTAGCCTCTCTAAACCTTAATTCTAACATAGCTAGATTTACGTATAATTGGCTTTTAGCTTATTGCATAAAGAATAAGGTTAAACCTAAAGAGGCTAGAGATGAGTTTAGGAAGTTAGTTAAGTCTAAATCTGTATATGACTCTAAGACAGAGGTAATCTATCCTAAGGACTTTCAAGAGGTTCTTAAATCCACTCCTAGTCAAATTACAGATATGGAGAGTGATAACCTAGTAAGAGCTTTTAAGACAGTTAAGAAAGGTTATCCTAAGTTTAAAAATAAGTATAAAAGTAAATTAAGTTTTACTATTAATCGTAAGAACGATAGTAACTTTAAATTAGAAGATAACATGCTATCGATAGTTAAGACAGGTACCATTAAGTTAGATTTAGCTAAATTACCCTTTGATATAAGTAACCATATTATACACAGAGTAACTATCTCAGAATCTAGCTATGGATGGTACTTGTCTATTACTATAAGAATAGAAGATGATACTTTTATGTTACCTAAACTCTCTAAAGAAGTAGGTATAGACTGGGGTATAAAAGCTTTTGCATCAGATAGTAACAATGATCAGTTTAGAATACAAGATCAAGATTGCTATAAGCACTATGCTAAGCTATACAAGAAGTTAAAGTACTTACAATCCATCCTAGGCAAGAAGAAACATCGTAATAAAGGATGGAAGCTCTCTAAAAAGTATAAAACCCTTAAATTCAAAATCAAACAGATATATGAGAAATTAGCTCATATACGTAGAGAGTTCTTACATGACCTTAGTAAGTATTATATAAGTAACTATCAAACTATAGTTATAGAGAACCTTAAGCCTAGCAATATGAACAAGAATCATAAGTTAGCTAGACTTATTAATGAAGGTATGTTCTATACATGGAAGGTAATGTTAACTT